CATTATAGTTTGTATTTGGTTTTAAATTAAGATTTACACTTTCCCAATAATACGGGTATTCTGTAGTATCTTTATTATTGGTATAAGATAATGTTAACCAACCATCAGTGTCAATACTAAAATTATCATCTTTTTTATACACATCATGACTATTTAGTAATTGCTTCCCTGTTGTGGTCATTTGCTCTAATGCCCCATCAATCTCTAATTCTACTATTTTAGCATCTGCACTATCCTCTAAGTGAATTGATGTACCTTCTGCTACATTTGTTAATTGATTATTATAGCAAGCATCTAAATCCTCTTTAATAGAATCTACACTATTATTAAATTCAGCTACTTTAGAATCTGCATTTGTATTATACTCATCCATTTTAGCGGTGTGATTGCTGTTATACTCATCTAATTTAGTTGTTGCATTTGTATTTAATTCAGTTTGTTTAGCAGTTGCATTATTATCGAATTCTTTCAGTTTATTTGTATGATTTGTATTATATTCACTTAATTTAGTAGTTGCATTATCATCAAAAGTCTTTGTTTTATCTGTTGCATTACTGTTATATTCGCTTACTTTAGATTCTGCATTCGTATTATAAGCAGTTTCTTTTAGTAAGACATTATTATTGTATTCTTTTACTTTATTAGCTGCATTCTCATTGTATGAGTTTTCTTTTGCAGCTGCGTTTGTATCATATTCACTCATTTTAGCCGTATGGTTGTTGTTATACTCTTCTAATTTAGCAGTTGCATTTTTGTCAAAATTATCTGTATAAATAGGTATATTAGCTTCTAACTCGCTAATCAAAGTCTCTGCCTCTTCGTTTGCTTTATTTACTACATCTCCACTCTGTTTAGCATAATCTCCCATTTCTTTTGCATAGTCTGCTTGAGCTGTTGCGTTTTGCGCTGCTTGCTCACTGGTTTTTAAAGACTCAGCTACATCATTAATTAGATCATCTAAAACAGTCTTATCTTTTTCATCAATTGTTACATCAGTGGTCTCAACTTGTTCGTCAATTACTTTAAATTTGCCTTTGACAGAGGTTAATTTGCTATTGCCATCATATTTAGCAATTTCAAAGATATAAGTACCATCCTGTGTTAATAGCGGTACTATCTCTCCTAATTCGTCCACATCTGTAAGAATAATCTCATTATTTACAATTTCTTTAATCCATTTTGTCATTCCATCCGGTTTAAGCAATTCAAACATCTTAATACCCGTATCATCATCAAAAATGAATTTTAATTTAGTGGAATTATAATCGCCTTTAATCAATTTCCCAATATTCGAAGATAATCGTCCACTAGCAAAATAGACTTTTACTTCATATTCATTCATATTTTATCACACTCCTTTTTTAAATTTTTTATATCCAATAATATTTAAAACAGCCATACATAGTCCCGTACTTTCAGCACAAGCCTTCATATTCCCGTACCATTCTGTTCCGTCATAACTAGGTACTGCACTTGCACTTGCAATCCGTATTCTATTTAGTTTTCCACTAACCAAAAATGCTCCAATATCTATTGAATTTACAGTTTGGACTTGATGAGAAGAATCATTTGGAATGCTAGCGGTAAAACCGTTAGCGCCAAAAGCATTTGGGATTTCTTCGTACGAAAAATTTTCAACATTTTCATATTCAGAAAAAATAGCACAACGCCTATAAAAAGAACTAATATCAGTAGTTTTATATACTTTTAACTCTCTAGAATATCCCCAAAAATAATGTACTCCACTATCATCTTCATAACAGTAATTCACAGGAGCATGTACTAATCGTATTGCAGCCTCTTTGACTATAAAATCACTTGGAATATCGGCATTGAAGATAAGTTCACCAACTTTATTAGTAGAACTGCTTGTACCATCATTTGCCGAAAAACCTAGTTCGAAGAATTCACCTGTAATGCTTTTAGAATTCGATCTGCTTGTCCCTACAAATTGCAAATTTGTGATAAGTCCTTTTTCGGTAACCACTTCTGCGCCATCAATTAATTTTAAAATTCCTCCCTCTATTACACAATTCTTCATGTATGCTGTACCATTTTCATCAATGCGAAAATTCTTATTGATTGTTGTATAACCTTCCATAGCAATTTTACTTGATAAAATTTTGATTGCATCTGGATAAAGGTTAATTAGTGATACGATTTCTTTTCCGTCTAACTTTTCCAAAACCTTTAGCAAAATATTATTGCTTAATTGGGAGATAAGACTTGCATTTTCGCTTTTGCTCGGATAAACTTCATTGAATTTGGCCGTATTCAGATATCTCATATAAATTTCAGAAAATGTCGTTCCCTCTACGTATATATAATTTTCGCCTTGGAAAAGAACGAAATCTATATTTTCAAATATTTCAGTAATAGGATCGTTCAATATTAAAATATTTCCATCTTCTCCTTTTTTTAATTTTCTGATAACCTTTACATTTAGTTCATTATTTGATTCCAAAATCAGTTCATCATAAATGTCTTCTACAGCCAGCAAAGGTTCTGTTTTTAATGTAATAATTTTCTTATTTTCACTTAAATTTGAATAGGGTTGGGTATCTATAATAATTTTTATGATTGGTTCAATATTCATATATTGATTAAAACTTGTATTTGTATCTATAAAAGTTACAGTTCCAGCATCAGAGGGGAATAGAAAACTATCAGGATGATAAGTACCCTCAAAATCCATATCATAATAAATATTTTCACTTATGTCTGTTTCTTTATTATAAAATCTAATACTATAATTAGCTCCAAAAGAAGATGCTATGATTTGATATTTTAAAGTTTCGATTAAGATAATTTCCTCATATTCTTTTGTAAAAAAACTATACCATTCTTGCGGAAGACTAAAATATAAGACTTGATTGTTTAAATTGTCTCCTATTTTTATGTTTCTCATCCTCCACCTCCACGTAGTCGAAACAGAATAGGATAATTTTCAGAAGCATTGGTAATATGAATAAAATCAACGCTAGTTGTTTCTGAAACAATATCTATGTTGTCTTTAAGTTCATTCATGTCAGTTTGAATATTCTTGTTAACTTCCGTTATCTCTTGTATTGAAGATTGAAAGGAACTGTTAGATATTTTTAAATCCGATATTTCTTTTTTATTAGTTGTAACACTTTCCTCTATCGTCCCTACTTTCTCATTCGTAGAATTGACTTTTTGTACAATCTTTTGAACTTCCTCTTTTGTTTCATATTCTTTCGAAAATTCTAACTTCAAAGCGTCATTTGTTTCTGTAATCTTTTTTTGAACTTTGCCCTCTGTTTCAGTAATTTTAAGATCAACAACTTCACTTTTATAATAATTTTCTTCTAGATAACTTAAATCTATATTATTATCCCTCTTTACCCAGTGAGTTTTATCGTATATTTTAGAATCTACATTCGAAACTACCCAATCTTTTTTCGAACATCCTTCTGGAATATCAGCATCTAATACATCATCTTCTATAATCCACAAATCGTCTTTATTATAGTCGTTTGGTTTTTTGGTATAAATACTTTTTTTGCGATTGATTTTATTATAAACTTCATCAGGAACATCTGCTTCCATCCATTCAAAAGAAACAGGGTTATTACCAACCTTTGTGTAGCAATAATCCTTATATCCAGAATCTGTTTTTTTCCTCCATCTATCTCCAACATGTTTTTCTTTTTCTAATGTTGTAATCCAGTCTAAACTTGGATCTGTATCTTGAAAATAAGTATCTATTTTTAAATCTAATTGTTCTTGAATATCTAACTTATCCAAACTATAGACATTATCAATAAAATTTTGTAATTCTTTATTATCGATAACTAATTTCCAATCTTCCCATCTAAATGCACCAATTTTTCTAGAAGTTATACAACGGTATAATTTGTCTTCATAAAATAAAGTAGCATTTTCAAAATAAGGAGGGATTGGAGGAGAGGTATAGTTTTTCGGTAAATTTTCTATCTTCTCCACCATCTCATCTTTGTATAACTCTTCCTTTTGTAAAATCTGTTTAAGGTATCCAAAAGTTATTGTATCATTATCATATTTTGGTGTTTTAACATTTCCCATAATACACCTCCTAATATAATTGCTTCCACAACTTTTCCTTCTGTTCTTTCGAAAGTGAGAGATTTTCAATATATTGATATATAGAACGTTTATAATTCGTTATGGAATATCCTGCTTGTTTAAATAGAATTGCCTTTTCCAAAGTGCTTGCTTTTAAACTATTTATATATTGAAATACACTGTTTCTTCTATAATCTTTGTAACGCTCTCCTTGATATGAAGATTTAATGTCATTAACATAATTTACTGTATTTAAATAATTGTTAGCATCAACGCTAAAAGCATTTAATAGATTAATGGTTTCTTCACTAGCGTATTCTTTAGAATATAAGTAATACTTTTGTTCACTAGTCATATCGGATTCTAGCAAATAATTTGCAATTAATTCTTTTGCTTTTAAGTTTACATATGTATCTTGATATTCTGTTTTTATTTTATTAAATTCAACAAGCTGATAGGATGTTAGGCCTTCTTTTTCTATTGCACGAATAAATTCCTTTTTACCATCTGAATTTAATTTAAAAAAAGATTGATAAACTTCTTCATCATTTGCTATTTTTTTCAATTGTGAAGAAGTAACAACCTTTTTGTCATCTGATATTTTGCTTAATAGGTAATCTTTTTCTTTTGAATCTATCTTCTCATTATTCATAATTGAATAGGCACGTTTTCCTGATGTAGAACCTTTTATAGTTTTACCATTTGAATCTTTATCACCTTTAATCTTATAAATCTTTGAGTAATCCGTTTGATATTTTCTATAAGTTGAAACAGGAATACCTAGTTTATTAATTTCCTTTACTTGTTTTTCCGTTAGAGGTGTGTATTTTTTTTCAAAATACTCCCTTGCTTCTTTACTAGAATATTGTCCAAATAAAACATTTTGAGTAATAGATAGTGGATCTGTTTTAGCTTCAAATCGAAGTTTACCACTAGATGTATAACTTCCTGGAGTTTTATGTGTGTACATAGAAACACCCTCAATTGTTTTCTTAAGCTGTCCTCCGCCAAAAGGCATTGCTGTATAGTACAACGCTTTTTTAGCTTCATCCTTAAGAGTACTTTCACCTTTTGCAATCTTTAATGGATTAGCAATACTAGATATCGGTAATCTTCCTCCTCCAACCAAACTTCCTACAAATGGCACGTCTTGTGTTAAGGTTTCTAAGATATCAGATGATTTATCAGATAATTTTAAATTATCATTTGCGGCGGTGTCATAAATTTCTTTAATTGTATCAGCTGGGGAAAACGCAGCTTTTCTTCCTACAATTTTTTCAGTTAATTGATTATAAAGCCATGCTCCAAAAAACATTTTTACGAAGGCACCAATTAATTTATTCATTCCTTCATCTTTCAAGTCTCTTGGGACATCTTTCATCATATATCCAAATTGATTATTGACTTCTAATTGGAACGAAGTAAATATTTTAATAAGCGGATTTTTAGAATTAAAAATGGTTGGCATTTCCCCTTTTGTTCTACCAGCCATTAAATCTCTTGCAAACTCATCTGCATTTCTGATAGCGTTTGCTTCAGACATTCCTTTTTCTAAATTTTGATAGTACATACCCCTTACAATTGTATTTGACGTTATCGAGTCAATTCCATCAAACATAAAATTAGCTTTATCACTAATTTTTTCTAATTTTGTTTTATATAGTCTATCTGCTTCATTTAATCTAGAAGTCAAAAAAACGGATTTTAATTCAAATCCATCATTAATACTCTGATTTTTAATCGACTCTTTTAATCCTTTTATCAAATACTTACTTTTTACCTCGCTAGTTGCCTGCGTAATAGGAATAAAGTTCGTAATAGCACTGGATAGATTTAAACCTACCATGTTGGCAGATAGTCTATTACTTACATTTTGCATAAGGCTGTATATTTTTCGGTTTGTAGTTTGCTCCATAGATCTATCTAAAATAGATTTTTTATTAGCTATACCATTTGTATAATCCCGTAATTCTGTAACAAGATTATTTAATGGATTATGTGTTCTGCTGTATATTTCTTCTAACTTTACCTGCCTTTGATCATACTCTAACGAATAATCTTTTAAAACAAGATCTATCTCTCTTTGAATATTGGCTGGCGAATGCTGATATCTAATTTCATTTTCTAACGCCCTTAGCTTTTGAATATCTTCAGTAAAATAAATGTTCTCCATCATGACTCTAATATAATTATCGTAACCCTTTAAAACGTTAAAATCAGTATATTTTCCTTTTCTTTGTTGAGCATTTTTGTTCCATGTTTTTCCTGGATTAAACATTTCTGTAATCCCTGCAATATCAGTTGGCAATGTGTCATTTTTGAATTTCCAACCCATTTTTTCAAGCAACTGTCCAAATTTTGTAGTAGCTCTTTCTTCTACAAAATGAGGGAAATATCCCTCACGAAAGTCGATTTCCTTGTATCCTTGAGATCGTAAAACACTGTTTGTTCTTTCCAACAGTTCATCATATATATTTCTAAACACATTTGCTGCATTTTCAAGTTTTTTATAATCTAGTTTATTTTGAGATATGAAATCATCGACTTCCATTCCTGTAACTAACGTTTCTGGATTATACTTATATTCTCCAAGCATTTGAACTGCAGTTGACTCCGCATCATTTAAATCTAACTTAGATACAATTTCATTATACTTTGCTATATCTTTTTGCATTTCTGCATTATGTTTAAAAATAGGTTCAATATATTGATGATAAAATTTAGAACCATCACTTTTCCCCATCACATCAAAGAAGTTTCTTTTCATAGTGTTTACCTTATAGAAAAATCCCATGCTTTTATCTTTCCATTTATCAGAATTAAGGGTAAGGTTTGAGGCAAGTTCTCTATATTCATCAGTTTTTTCTTTTCTTATCTGTCTTGAAGACATATTAAAATCCTGAATTAGCTCTTCTAAATTTTCTCCCTTTTGCACAGAATCATAAATATAATTAGCAGCTTGATTTATAGCATCTGAATCTAAATTATATTTACCGTAGTTTGAAGCATCTTCATGGACAAACTCTGATAATCTATTAAGCATTTTTGCTCTAACATCATCTAATCTTTCCTGTTCAAGCATATCTAAAGTATCTGCACTTAAAGTGTTTTTTTGCGAATCGATTCTATTTTCTAAAGTTTTGTACAAATCTTTTTCGAATACAGACGGATATTTATTTGCCAAATTATTGTAAATTTCAATGACGTCTTTACCATCCTTACTAAAATTAATATCCCCGGCATTCATTTTAGAAAAATTACTAAAATTTGAAAATTTCTTTTTTAGTGTATCAGACACGGAAATTTTTTCTCGACCTATCAAATATTTAATATAATTTATTGTTTCAGAAGCGTAGTCGGCTCGTTTTTCTTTAAAACAATTTTTAATATCATCTTTTACTTGCTCTAAAGACGTATTTTTATCATAATTAGAAATAATATCTTTGAACATTTGCTGATGATCATAATCACGATATTCAATGATTTTAGAAGCCTTATATATTCCTTTATTCTGCTTACGTTTCTTTTTCACCTCTCCATATGTCGATTCTTTCGTTGGATCTTTAGGCATGTAGTCAAGTTTATTTTCATCTTTTGACCTTATTTTCTGCATATTAGTCCTAGTGCCAGTTGATTTGTAGTTTTTTTCTAAATATTCCCTCCAAGCATTACTGTTTTTAGAAAATTTTTCTGCAACATTTTTAAAAGAAATTAAATCAGTATCTTTTCCTGTTCCTATCATTAATCCGTCATAGCCAAGTTTTTTGATATATTGCTCTACACCGTAATTTTCTGAATACATTTTATTTGGTTTTAATCCTAACTCTCTAGCTAATTCTTGCTCCCAAATATGAAAATCATTTTGGGTTTTAAAAATTAAAGGGTTATCCGGTAATAACTGTGTATCCACCTGTTCTACACTTCCATATTGCGAAGCATATTTTTTATCTAACGTAGTATATAAACCAAGGCCATAGAAGGCCCCATTAGATCCGGTATTTTCACTAGTACCGCGATATGTAATTATGTTTTCCTTATTATATTTTCTATTATAATGAAAACGTTTCATTGTATCATTTTCTTTTAAATTAGAAATATCAATTTTTTGCCCATCAACATTAGTTAATACATCACTTTTTTTATCTAAAGAAAAAGAACTATTATCTAGTTCCTCTTCTATTCCACCCAATTCACTATTTTCGTTGTTAAGAATTTGAATAATTTCTTCTTTATTAATTTTATTATTTTTCCCACGTTTCTCACCAAGTAAATTATACAATTTTTCAGCAGTTTTTTCAACAGCATTTCTTTTGTAATTAAGAATGTTGTCTCTATTTGGGTGAATTGGATTTTCCTTTGAACTTTCAGGTGCTATTTGTCTTCTCTCATTTACGGTTAAATTTCTTCTGTTCTTTGTATCTGCCGCTTCAATTTCTCCTTTATTATTAACGTACTGCTCATTTCCCCATAAAATCGATGTTCCCTGTGGCAAATTTTCATTTTTTTGTATATAATGTTGTATTTCATGCAATAAAGTTCCTCTTAAATCTTCAGGTGAATTAATTAATTTATTGTTAATTACTATATTTTGACTATCTTTGTAAAATCTTCCCATGGATTTTACATCTTCAAAGGTAACCTTAATATTTTTTAGTTCTGGATACATTCCATAAAGAGTTTTGGCATCAAATAATTCTTCTAATTTATAAGAACTATTCGTTTGAGGTTGCATCTTTAATTGTACATTATGATCAGATATTTCAAATTCCCAATTACCTTTATTATCTTTAAACCATCCAGTAATTTGCCGAATCTGCTCATTGGAATAATTTTGATTTTCTAAATACAAAGCAGCATCATATCTATCTTTTATATCAACATATTTATCATCAACTTTAATACCATTATTCATTCCTTTGAGCCCAGTCATCATATATTGTGTATCATTTGAATTATTATTCTGAGTTCTATAAGCTTGTTCCCATTTGTTTTTTAGATCTTTAATAAACAAGCTTTCTTTTGAATTACCTGTTATCTTATTGGCTAATTCAATGATTTTATTATATAGTCTTTTAAAAATATTGGGTTTTTCAATTGATAAACTATTGATAAATTCCTGATTTCCAAAGAGCTGACCAGAAATATCTGCTACTACTTCATCAGAAACGTCATTCACTCCATAAGTATTTTTTAAAGATTCTAGTGCCTGATTGAATTCAACATCTTTACTTGCACGATCTAGAATTAATTGCTTCATAGGCTCTGTTTCAATTGCATGAGTCACTTCATGCATAATTAAAAATTCTCCTGCTTGGTCAGAATTAGGGTTTATTCTAATTTCAGTTTCGCCATTTTCCAACATCTTGATTTGAGCATTAACCTGATTACTTTCATTGATATTACTTATAGTATCATCAAACACTACATTATAATTTTTATCTGTTATAATTTTTGATATAGATGATAACATATTTTTAGTTTCATCAGAATTATCAAAATATTTGCTTGCGCTTTCATTTAAATTATTAATTTTTTGATTATCAGATAATTCATATTGATAGTTTCCTGTTAAAGATGGAGAAAGTGGCATTTGAGAGTTATTATTCTGTGATTGGATATTTGCATTGGAAATGTCATTTTGAATTAAATTAGGGGTAGTTTTGCCCGATACACTAGGATTTTGATAAGATGGCATAGTTTGTCCTAATAATTCATTTTGATTTTGAATATTGTCCACATTTTGAATTTTTGACATATTAGTGGTAGTTGTTTGATTTTTAGCAATATTCCTGCTAATTCTAAAATTATTTATATTTTCTGGAGCTTCTAGAATTCCGCCAGTAAGGCCACCAATAATAGCACTATTTAATACATCGTTCCAGTTTATTTTTTCTCCTTCTGAGTAAGTCATATTCTTTAAAAGCGGATTAATTAACTCTGTTAAAGCTTCTTCTCCTGCCTCTCCTGCCATCTTATATCCTGCTTTTAAAATTTCTTTTGATAATTTTCCACTAACTTCATCTAGAGTCTTAAAACCTAGTTTTTTAGCTACTATGTCATCTAACCCTTTTGAATTTTTTAATCCAGGTATTCCACCTGTTAAAAATTCACTTCCGATTTCTGTTGCTGCACTTAATGCACCATATTTGATAGCATCTCCCGTTGATGAGTCATTAGAAAAAGCTTCTTGCATACCACTACCAAAAGATTTTCCTCCTAAAATACCGTAACTTAACATTTTATTAATAGGAGCATTCCCGCCAACCAACATAGATGGAAACATTCCTCCTATTCCTTCTGCTACTTGCCCCGCAATATTATCTCTTTTTACAAGAGAACCTGATTCGATTTGATTATATAATTCATCTGTCCAACCCAAATTTTTCATAGTATTTTCTACTTGACTATCAGCTATAAATTGTTTTATCTGTTTGCCGTTTTCTTTCTTATCTATTTTTCCGTCTAAAGAATCTATCCACTCTGCTACTCCTAACCCTAGTCCTAGCCCAGTATCTACAAGACCTTCTACTGCTGATGCTGTTCCTTTTGCTACTTGAAGCGGCAAATTGATTGCAGTTTTGCCGACTGTTTTAGTTAAGTCTCCAAAATGATAACCATCATCGAAATAATTTTTACTCTTATTACTGTTGGTTTCATTTACTAAAGATGGCATTTCTATAGCTCTTAATTTTTTCTGTTCTTCATTGTATTGTTTTTGATAATTATCAATATCGCTACCATATTTCTTTTTAAAATCGTTATAAGAAATTGCCATCAAATCATCTCCTTACCATTTCATTGGACCTTGTTTGGTCATTTTATATTTTACCTTGCTCGTTACGTCTATATAGTCATTGATTGAACCATCCCATACGTAATACTTACCATTGCTTGTTTTCCAAACGCTTTGATTATTTAAACTGATTCCTGTTGAACCATAAGCACTATTATCAAAAATTTGACCTGCTGTATATCCAGATTTTGATAACTTAGCACCACCTACATTATTAGGCTGATATCCTGAATCTGTCCCGTTATAACTAAATACACCGTATTTAGCATCTGAATTTACTTTTCCTGTGTATGGATTGGCAATAATGGTTCTGCCATTAGCTGCCTTAGCAGAACTAGAATTTCCAGAAAAAGATGAATTATTACTAAAATTATATTTCGATGAATTTAAGGAGTATTCCTTTTCCCAATTTTTTTGTGATTGAGCAGCTTGTTGCTTTTCAAATTCTAATTGTGCTTTCTGCAATGCTAGATTCTCATTGTATTGACGTATTGCCTCTTGACGTTGTAACTCTGCAAGTTGATTTTGATACTCTTGCTGTTTTTGAGCCAATACTTGTGAATATATAGTATTGTATTGATTTAGTGCTTGCGCATCAATTTGGTTTTGTAGATCTGCAATATTAGAATCATACTGGTTGATAGCATTTAAACGATTTGTATCATATTGAATATTTGTACTATTTACTTGATCATCAACTGATTTTAGTTGATTCGTTCTATCTCTGATAATAGAATTTAAGTTTGTACCATAACTATTATTGATAGAATTGACTTGACTACCAACAATTCCTTGCGTTCCAAGCCCAGCCCTATTCATTGCCCCTTGATTATCCTTTAAAGCTAATATTCTATTAATATTAGCTTGCTTCGCATTATCCAACGCTTGTTGCCTGATGGTGTCTTTTCCAGCATTTAATGTATTTACAGCGTTTAATCGTTCATTTTCAATTGAACTTAAAGTATTTTGCTTTGCCTGGTTTTGTTGGTTAATTAAATATTGACTTTGCTGTTTTAATGCTTCCGCATACTTTTTGGCTGTTTCATTTGCTTCGTCCACCCAAGAATTTGCCATTTTATCACTCTCCTCTATATTTTCCTGAATTAATATACTCTAAAATTAATCTTTCGAAAGTCATTCTATTCGCAGTAGAATTTTTAAAGAAAAATTTCACAAACATGAATTTTTGGATCTTTTCTTTTTCTTGTATCGTTTTTGGAAAATCATCTGTTAATACACTATAATTTTTGCTGATGATTTCAACACTCCCATCATCCAAAATATATCCGAGTGTAATATCACAATCTCCACCCGGATTTAAAATTAAGGTAACATTCTTAATTGTTTTTGCCAAATTACTAGAATTTAATTCTAAAAATGGAGTTTCCCAATACACATCTATAGGTTGATTATCGTCTGTATATCCATCATCAAAAATAAATATTTTTCCGTCATTAGTTCCAAAAATTAACTGATTATTCCAAGAACATAAAACTCGTGCTGGAATATTGTCCCAGTAATACCACTCATACTGATATTGTTCGGTCTTAGCATGTTTGGGATAACTTAAATATCTGCTATCTGCAACATACATATGATTATTGACCGCCAAATAATACTTCCCTGCAACCGTAATAGCAACTGCATTTTCCAAATTTTCTTCTTTCATTAAACAGTTATTAATATAATAACTTCTTTGTTGAACATACTTTTCCCCTGCAGCAGAGCCAACAATAGCAAATACTCCTTGATTTGTTAATGTTAATGGATCATTCAATAAATTACAATTTGCATATTTAGAAATACAGCCAATATTTTTAACGCCATCTTGTAAAGGAAATACCTCAATAGTATCTAAAAGATTAGAAGTCCGATAGTACACAGTACAATCTGTATCGGTTTGTTTTTTTTGAGCAGCAAGCGTACCATCTGCAAGGCGTGAATAATTAATAATGGGTTCTACACCAATTTTTGTAAAATTTTCATCTGGGAAATAGGTTGGATCATCCTGCTCACTATGAAAATCATAGTTAGGAAAACCTGGATTCCCACTAATAAAAATACGATTATTATTACCACCATATCCATATAAAGTAGCGATCGTACATTTATTAATCTTCTCAACATTACTAGGGTATTCTTTTTTAAATCGGATGCTAACACTATCTCGGCCTAAAACAGGGCTCTCCCCTGGCGCAGTTTTAAATGTAACTTTGTTATTTCCATCGAAAGTGTAATCCGTACTAGGGATAACTTCCCAGTTTCCTGTATCTTTTAAAACTTGCACTAAAACTATTTCCTGAATATTGGCATCACTTAAAATAAATTCTGTTTGATCAATTTCTTGATAAGTTATTTCTCCTGAATCAGAAGTTATTTCACTTTGAATTTTTTCTGGCAAAAAAGTATTTGTCTGGTAAGGACTAATCATATTTATCTTTTCATAATCTGTTCCTCCACCAGAGGAATCCCGTGCAATTGATGTTGTCGGAATGTAACCACACTCATCTAAAAATTTTGCTTCGTAACTATCCGTAAATTTGCTATATATTACTGCTCTATTACCATCAAATATAACCAAATATTCATTAAAATAAAGCCCTACTGAACGTTCGTTGGTCATTCCAGATAATAAGCACACACACATTGAAAAATCACTACTACATTCATAAAGCGAATCTCCAGAATGAACTAAAAATATTTCTCCCTTTTCAGTATCTATATTCCAAATACCATTTATGCAGTTTCCAATAGTATTTAATAAATGATAACCATTTCTTGACTCATTATACCCATTTTTATTAATAATATTTTTAGCATTAGGGCTCCTTCTCTTGTCTATTTCAATAGGGGAAGATGTAAAATCTACTCCTTTAAATTCTTCTATTGTAAAAATTTGTTTAGAATTTTGAGCTGGAACAGAATACATATTTATCACCTACATTCCTATTGAATAAACTGATTCAATGTTCTGATTTGAAAACTTATTACTGTTATATTTTTGGGAAATACTATTTACATTTGTCATAAATTCATTCATATACATCGTTGCTAATGAAACATCGTCATCTTTATAAAGCTCCCCTGCTATATAGAGTGGAATTAGTCTAGATAGTTGTTTATTAATTTCTAATTCGAAATTAGGAGAAGTCTTTTCTGTAATATCATCAACATATGATTCATAAAAAATTGTAATTGGAGCCTTTTCCCAATTATTTACTATCAGTACATTATTGCCAATAGTCTTATATTGAATGTTTTCTTCACAAACAATTTCAGTAATACATTTAAAATTATCAATTAATTCTTCTAATTCATATTTGTTAGTAGTATTATCTTTCTCTAACTCATAACTTTGAATAAAAGGTATCCCATTATCTAATAAATAATTAATTGCTTCATTACAAGCCTGTGGCATTGCAAACAAATATGTTTGGTATTTTTTATCTTCTTTATATTTCTCTAATTTACTAACTTCTAATTTTTCTTTATTCAGAAACATCTTTTGTAAAGCCTCAATTTGAATTTCTCCCCATTTCATTTTTTCCCTCCTTGGTCAAGTTTGTAGGAGTTGCACCTACTTTTAACTTTTAAACTTGATAAAGAAGCTAAATTAAATATATTTAGCCTCATGTAGAATTCTTTCTACTTCCTCTGGTACTTCTACCTTTTCTCCACGTTTAATTTGCCAAGTGTATCCATTGATTGTTACAGGGACTACTAAATCTTTAGGATTTCTCTTGTCAACGGGGATTGTTATATTTACCATTTTTTGAGTATTTTTTAAGATCCTCTGTGTAGATAGTGCCTCTTTCTTTAATTCTCTATCAGACAATTCTTTTAATTTAGCTTCTATTTCTTCATTTTTTTTAGCAAGTGCTACTTTTTCTCTTTCGATATTATTTAAAACCTCTAATTGTTCAGGGGTAATATTTACTGTTATTGTCTCATTTTCATTTGCTTGTATTTCTTTATTTTCTATTTTATTATTTGCCATCTTTATTTCCTCCTCGATATAAAGAACAAGAGCCTGCTAATTAAGCAGATGCTCCTGTTTCAATTCTAACAATTGCAAGTTCATTCAAACGAATTGCAGTAAACATATTTTTCCAACCAACTGTATTTCTTTGTTCCAATGGATCAGCTGTACCAGATTCGCTTGCACGTTTTACAATAATTCTTGGTTTTCCTCTACCTTTTTCTAAATCAACAACTCCATAAGAATGTCTTCCATATACAACAGCTTTATGTACTTCCACTTTAGAGGCATTTTCAACTATAGAAGCATTTGTAGATACTTTGATTCTAGCTTTATCAAGAGTACCAATTTCACCTCTTAATAGTGCTTTCTGATTAGCATATTTTGCAACCTCAGTAAATCCATTTGAAGAAGTATCATTTTTTATATCCAATTCTTGATCAGCATCAATAATCGAATGATAATAACCATCTTCAAAAGGTTTTGCTCCTGCTTTCTTTAATCTTTTGATTGCTTTTCTCATTTCTAGAGCATTTAAAACATCGGTAGCTGTCAAATTATCTCTTGATGCTTTTCCGTTTGCATATTGTACAGTCGTACCTACTGTTAAAATATCCCTAACGATAGTATCCACTAATAAAGATGCTTGTTCTCCTAGAACCTCACTTGATTCTGTAATAACAGGATCTTTAGCTTGCATATCTAAAACATCAGATACAGTTACATAATCACCATATTGTTCAGCAGTTGCTTTAAGACTTGTAACGCTTAGTGATTTTCCATCTGGTGTAACTCCTTCTGTAAGAGGTGCTTTAGGAATTTCAAGAGATTCAAATCTTCTAAATTCTACCTCTGTACCCTTTCCTTTTGGTATTTGTTTTCTGTCAGCGTCTTCGGCATATTGAAGTTCTGGCAATAGTCTTTCTAACAATACTCTGTCATAAAAGACTTGATTTTCATTTGTTAATGTATTTAGTGTATTTGTTACGTTTGGCATTGTTTATTCCTCCTTTATTCGCCATTTTTAACACGTTCTATCTCTTTCAAGAAGTCTTCTCTACTCATTTTTTCATAATCAATAGTATTAGAAGCCTGATTATTTAGACTACCCGGTGTAGAAATTGAATTTGCTATTGTTTGTTCTGCTTGTTTAATAGATTCCGTGCGAAATTTATTTTTTAATTCTGAAAAGTTTTCATACAATTCGACAAGAGATTTTGTTTTTCCTTCTATATAGTCTTTAAAAATTGGATCAGATAGCAAATTATTTAAATCAATCTTTGGATATTTATTAACAAAATCCTCAACATCTTTTTTTGCTTTCGTTTCAATTTCTGTTTGGCGTTCTCTTTCTCTTGCTTCTTCTCTTCTTTTATCGGCAGCATACATAGCATAGTCAGTAATAGGATCTTTTCCTTCACTTTCTAACTTACACATAGACTCATATACTTCGACATCTACATCATCTTGTATAATTGTTTGTGTATATGGATTCATACGTCCTTTATACGCTTCTAATCTACCTTTTTTATAGCTTTCTTGAAGAGCTTTTTCGTATTCTTCTTTTTTTCTTCTTTCTTGAGCATGTTTTGTTCTGTCTTCTTTAGATTGTATTTTAACAACATCTGGTTTCTTTTTTTTAGATTCTTCGTTATTAGATGTATCTTCCAAATTTTCTTGGTCGTCTACACCTTCATTATCACTAGTATCAGTAAATACCTGTTCTTCTGAATCTAATTCAGTAGTCTCTTCCTCTACTTCGATTGGGTCAGCGACTTCCAATTCTTTTGCGCTATTTTCATTTTCCATATTATTCCTCCTCGATTTTTACGCTATTCAATGCGATTGTTTTAGATTTTTACGCTATTCAATGCGACTGTTTTAGATTTTTGCGCTATTCAATGCGAATCTACTTTAAATCATTTCTGATTTAAACCTTGGCTTACTTGTTGGGGCGCCATTGTCCCTAACATTTGATTTTGCTCAACGAACTGTTGTTGCATCATTGCCTCTTCTTTTTTTCTTTGCCTAATCTGTTTTAATTGTTTCTTAAATGTCATAATAGATTCTGGATAAAGTTCAATATGATCGTCTGTATCTATTGTTCCGTCAGCTTTTAACTGATCCAAGAGTTGAATTGTTAAACTTTCACTCCATGCCCCACCAGCACCTACTTCCACATTTTGAGAATAATCAAATTCTTGATACTCCTCTCCTGACATCTGTTCTAGATATTGATGTCCATCATCTTCAAAAGAAAACAATCTTCCATCGTTATAGTAATATTTAAAAAATTGAAGCCAAATCGCCCCAATTTTTTCGTAAGTTCTATAATATCTTTTCTGGTATATTTCAACCGGCTTTTTTGCTTGATTTTGAAGAGCAATAATAGCACTTGCTGCCATATTAGCTCCTAATACTTCACCCGTTACAACCTCTGTTGAACCTGTTGTCGTTCTCGTTAAATCCATAAGAGTATTAGTCAATTGCAAGGCTTGAGGATTAAATCCTGTTGTTTGCATATATTCAATGCCCCATCCACCAGCCTTACTATAATCTGTTATAACTTCACCGGGAGTGTTAGTAATAATTTGTTTTGCTAATGCTCCCGCTTTTTGCAAGATCTTAGGCCATGCTGTCTGTTGAACAGAAAGAAGCATCATCCCGACATTAAAATTCAAAGCTTTATTGTTTGGTATCGCCTGCTCTACCTCCCCAATCCCATAAATACATCGCTTTCTAATTTTATGACTCCCCATAACAATTGGATATAATTGTCTTTGCAAAGAGTTGTTTTCTATAGGAACATCTGGTTCTTTTATCTCTTCTAAATCTTCTTTTTCTACTTTTTTCTTATTTAATTCAGGTTCCCAATAAACGGTTGGCTGAATTTCTATATTTTTAGTTGCTTTTCTCCATACTACTTTTCCATTAACCCTTGAATACTCTGTTAATACTGTACAAACTTCTTTATCTCTTAAAGCCTCATCTTCTATTTCATTATCAGCACAAATTTCGTTCCAATTTTGAACTCCGTTCTTTTTAGCAATTGCTTTGGCGCTTTCTACCGATTCACTACTGACAATAATTATCCATTTCTGCTTTTGTTCATCCCTTATCATCGGATTAGAAAAGAAAATGTTTTTAGGATGGATTACCTCGCCACGCATTGCACCGACAAATGGAGATTGGATACCACCAATAACTTCGTTGTCCCAAAAATAATGAAATGCATAACTTCCTAATTGCGTTGCTTCATCCTGTGCTTCATCATCTAAATCTTCTTGCCTTAATTCCTTTGATACATTTTCAGCAAATTTAGTAAATATTTCAGCTCCCTTTGTTGCTTTATCTAAATTAAAGAAGACTTCACTTGGGCGATAAATAATCTTTATTTTAGAACTCAAAATATTGGATTTCTTATTTTCAGCAATCATAGAGCATAAATTGATAACTGGGCGTGGCATATTTCTAGTTCTTGGTGTTGGAGGAGGCCAATGCTTTCCTTCAACAAAGTTTTCACACTCTTCCCATATATTTTCCAATCCCATTCTTTTTGTATAATTAAGAGCATCTTGATATCTTTTCCAAAGAATGGTAGTTTTATCATTCATTATTATCTCCTCCCTTTATAATACCTGTTTGCCACTCTTCTATTAAATCAGGAGTATACTGTTTTACATCTTGAATAATATTTGAATTTTCTTGATCGTCTTTTGCCTCAGACTTAGTAGATATACCATTTTTATTGTATTTTTCTAAAATTAATGGCAAAATAAGTCCTAAAATTAAACCAAGTATAAATGTAACTATTTCCATAACTCACCACCTCATATAAGCATCATCATCGCAATAATCTTCATCATCTGCTGTCTTTAATGGATCTGGCCATTCTATTTTTTGATCCTCTTGTTCTTCGTTTATAAAAAAGTCTTGTTGTTCACGTATCATAAGTCCTATTCCAAAAGTCATAACTCTATCGTCGTGATATCCACTTTCAGCTTCTTTTTTGCCATTTTCTTTTTTTATAAAAGTCAAACATTGCCTTATAGTTTTTGGGTTATTAATTTTATCAACATTTTCGCGAATGAATTCTGTTAATACTGCTAGCAAAACCGGTCGCGTTGCAACAGTAGTTACCCACCCTATCTTATCTTGCATTTTAACTGAAATTGAATTATCTATTTCTCTTTGATACTGATTTGTGTAATTCATATTCCACAGCATTTTAGTAGGGTATGTTGAATAGTTATTTTCAATACCAATAAGAGCATTATTATATAGCTTTCCTAAACAGTACATCTGGTCGGCATACAGGTCTTCATCTGTTTCTATAGTAAGAGATGCGACCTGTTCGCAAGTTATATTATTGAATACATCACCGCAGAATTCATCACTGCCTAACCCTGCCGTATCACCTGATAAAACATAAGGGTAACCCTCCTTTGGCATTTCATATATTTCTATGCATCCTTTATCATCATCAATAAAACGTATATTACTAATTGTTAAATCTTTTTTATCATACAAAAAAGTCCCTTTTCTAAGAGGCTTTTTATCTTTAATTTGCTCTAATCTATTAATTAATTTTGCTTTATCAAATATACAAGTACCAGTTCCAAGAAATGCTTCTTCTGGGCAAATTGGATATTCTTGTTTGAACATATCTATATCGCCATTGCATTCAGTCTGTATTTTTTTTCTTCTCCAAGCAATCTGTTCGTTAGATAGATTATATATTAGTTTTAGTTCCTTTTCCCCATCAGTTAATTCAAATCCATCATAATATGTTTGGTACTCTGGTAGTTCATTCCAACCGATAAAAACAGGTATGTAATCACTCTCACCGCTAACAGCCTTATCCCATCTTTCTTTAAAATCTTCATATCCATTTGCAGTAGATTCTATAATAACCATGGTTCCAGGTAAATCTGGAACTGTTGCAAGAAGACCAGATAGGGTTTCATGTTTTTTCCCTGGCCAAAATGCATATTCTGAGATATGTAAATAATGAAATGTATAAGACCGTCCTACACCAGAAGAACCTGCCGTCATACAACGAATTGAGGAATTTAAGCCTGTTCCTTTATCATTATTAAAAACCAACTCTTTGGCATTGGAATATTGAGTTTGTGGGCGAAAATTTTCAGGCATGCTATTATACATTAGCTTTGTCATATTGTATAAGTTATTAGTCGCATCATCTTTATGTGTAATAATGCCTGCCTGTTTATTCGAACTATTAATGATATTAGTAAATATAATCCCTTCTGTCGCAGTTGATATACCTTCCTGTCGTGCTTTTAGAACAATTAAACGAATAGGTTTATTTTCCTGTGCTTGCCTTTTGATGGATGCATAGAACTTTTCTTGTGGAATATTGAACTTTAGCGGAACAATAGACCCTGTTTTATCTTTGATCTTAATAAATTCTTCAATAAAACGTCTTCTGTTAATACTCTTCATTGCTTGTGCATGACTCCATCTTTTTTATATATTCTTCATAACTCATCTCAACATTTACATTTTCTACCTTTTCACGTTCTGCCCATCCAAAATTGTTTTTTAAATTGAAAATAGTTCCTGTTACGTTTTTCCCATGTAAACACATTTCTAAATAGGCTTCAATTTCTGCTCTAGCACTTTTAATAACAATTCCGTAAGTGTCTGGATATTTCTTTTCCCAACGGTTCAAAGTAGAACGATCTATTCCCAAAAAAGAAGCAAGACCACAAATACCAGGGGGAAGTTTCTTTTTCTTGCAATATTCAAAATATTCTGAACATTTTAATTCAAATTCATCTACACTTGAATAACTTTTTGGCCTTCCTAGATAAACCTTTCGTTTTGTTTCCTTCATCTTTCTTACTTCTCCTTTCGTAAAATGCTTCACAAGCTCTTGAACGAACACAACCTCTACAATCATGTTTCATGAAATAATCTATAGAGCAAAATTCCTTACTTTTATATTTCACAATTAAACTCTATATTTGTAGCACTAACAATTCGTATTTCACTACAATTTTTATGAACACAATTTTTATCATAGGTTCTTTTATAAAATTCTAATTTATTATCTAGGCTCTTGTTTCTATTGATAATAAACTCTGTATCATCCTGTCCCGGTATTGTTACTTCAACGCAAATATCTCCGCCCTGCTCTTTTGTTTCTTTGAAGATATCCTCTAACATTTCTATTCGCATACGATTATCCCTTCTTTCAAAAAGAAAAACTGCCGTTTTATAGACAGTTTCGCTTTTTTTTCATAATCTTTCATTTTAATAATATCACGTTTTTTCCGGACAAATCGGACAAACTTCATTTTTTTCTAAAAATCTATCATGTTCTTTTCTAATACTTTCTTCTGATGCGTTATTTCCTATTTTTTGTGCCACCTGTTGCCAAGTTAACTGGTCGATATATCTATATTCAAAAATTCTACGCAATCTACTCGTTGGTAATGCGTCTATAAACTCTTCTAACTCTGTTTGCATCTCTAATAATCTCTCATATCTATCTTCTAAAATAGTTTTATAATGTTCTAATTGCTTTATTGCTTTTTGATTTAAACCTATGATTTTGGCATGATTTCTAATAATTGGGAAATGTTTCGTAGTTGAATCTACAGAGTCCGATACTATATCGTGAGTTTTAGGTTCTAAACGTTCTATTTTCTGTTCTAATTCTTTTATTTCTACTTTAATATCACAATATTGTACAAGGCTTTCTTTTAAAGTCATTGACTACCTCCTTTTTATTTTCTTTTACTCTTACTCTCCTCTATCAAAATGCTCTTGTAATTTCCCACTTTTCATCCTTACATATTTGGTTATGCTATTTTTATAATTAATTACAAACC